ATGAGCTGTGGGTGCGGCAGAAACTGATATTCACGACCGGCGGCAACTATATCGACTACGGGTTCGTCGTCGCCAAGATAGCGGAGCTTCGCAAGCAATACGCGCTGAAGGAAATAGCCTTCGACCGCTGGGGCGCGGCGAAAATCGTGCAGGAACTGCAGGAGCTTGGCCTGACGGTTGTCCCGTTCGGACAGGGGTTCGCCAGCATGGCGGGGCCGAGCGGCGAGCTTCTTCGGTTGGTGCTGGCGAAAAAACTTCACCACGGAGGCAATCCTGTGATGCGATGGATGGCCGATAACGCCGTGGTCCGGATGGACCCGGCAGGCAACATCAAACCTGACAAGGCGAAAAGCACAAGCCGCATAGACGGTATCGTAGCCGCCGTGATGGCCTTGGACCGGGCGATGCGTCATTGCGGCAGAAGCGTCTACGAAAGACGAGGGATAACGATTTTATGAACTGGCTCAAAAAGATTTTCAGCTTTGGCGGACGGAAAATGCAGACCATCCAGCAGTTCTTCGCGGACGTGTTCCTGCCGCTTTCAGACACGCAAAGCGGCGTGCTGGTGAACGAAACGCTGGCGTTGAACCTGTCGGCGGTCTACGCCTGCACGCAGGTGTTGGCGCAGACGGTCGGCTCTTTGCCCTTGCACGTCTACCAGCGCACGGCGGACGGCAAAAGCCGCGCAACGAACCATCCGCTTTACCGGCTGCTGCACGACGCACCGAATCCTGAGATGACCTCCATGTCTTGGCGGCAGGCCATCATGCTGCACCTGTGCATGTGGGGCAACCACTATTCGGAAATCGAACGTCGCAACGGTGAGCCGGTTGCGTTGTGGCCCATTACGCCTTGGCGTGTCGCCTTAAAACGCGTCAACGGGCAACTGGTATACGCGGTCGCACTGGATTCGGGCGTGGTGAACGTGCCTTTCGCGGACATGCTGCATGTCAAAGGCCTGTCCTATGACGGCCTTATTGGCCTGCCGCCTATGCGTGCGGCGAAGGAAGCTATCGGCTTGGGCCTCGCGGCGCAGAAATACGCGGCTAAATTCTTCGCAAACGACGCCCGGCCCGGCGGGATATTGGAACATCCGGGCCAGTTGTCGGACGAAGCGGCGGCGCGGCTCCGCAAATCCTTTGAGAAAACCCACGAGGGATTGGACAACAAGTTCCGCGTGGCGGTTTTGGAAGAGGGCATGAAGTTCAACGCGGTGGGCGTGCCGCCGGAGGACGCGCAGCTTTTGGAAACACGCAAGTTCGGCGTATCCGAAATCGCCCGCTACTTCCGTATGCCGCTTCACAAGATAAGCGATTTGGACCGCTCGACGAACAACAATATCGAGCATCAGGCGATTGAATTTGTGACGGACACGATACGCCCGTGGCTGGTGAATATCGAGCAGGAGCTGTCGTTCAAGCTGTTTTCGGGCGACTTCTTCCCGGAGTTCCTCATCGAAGGCCTGCTGCGCGGCGATATAAAGACCCGCTACGAGGCCTACGCCATCGGGCGGCAGTGGGGCTGGCTGTCGGCTGACGATATCCGCGAGCGGGAGAACATGAACAAGCTGCCCAACGGGCAGGGCGGGCAATATCTTGTGCCGCTGAATATGGGTTCTGGAGGGAACAATGGACAGGCAATTCAAAATACTGCCGATTGAAGGCGGCAAGATAACGCAGGAAAACGGTTCGGTCTTCTTGGAAGGCTACGCGAACACGAAGAATCAGGCTGACCGCTACGGCGATATCCCGTCGGTCTACAAGGCTAAGCGGGATTATGTTTACGACCTCAAGGAATATCTCAAGAACCCGGTGCTGCTGGTGGACCATGTGAACGCGGTAGACCACATTGCGGGTTCGATGACCGAAATCCGCGAGGACGGCAAAGGACTTTATTTCAAAGCCAAGTTCTCGGCATCGGAATATCCTGTGGTGGAACACGCTCGCCGGATTTACACCGAAGGCCACGCGAAGGGCATCTCAATCGCCGGGCGTTTTCACTATGAGAACGCCGACGCGCCTAATCAGTTAACCCTCGCCGAGATATACGAGATATCGCTGGTGGCGGTGCCCGCCGACCCCGACGCGTTGGCGGAGGCAGTAAGCAAAGCGCTCAAAAGTTTGAGCGAATCCCAAAAAGACGGAGGAAACAAAATGGAAGCGACACAGGCATCCGGCAACTCGCCGGACGTAAACGGCTCCATAGCGGAGCTTCGCAAGACCTTGGAGTGCAGGCTGGACGACTGCCTCACCAAGGAGAAAGCCGAGAAGCTGGTGGAGGATGTGGTAAAGCGTCTTCACCCCCAGACGAGCGGCAGGCAGGTCCCACCCCAGAGCCCGGAAGAAGTTATGGAACGGGCGGAGGCGTTCAAGAACTCGCCGAAGAACACGGCTGAAAAGCCGTGGACCAGCGAGTACGGCAGGAAGTTCGGCAACATGCGGAATTTCCTGCTCGCGGCGAAGGAACGGCACCCCATGCTGGCGGACGCGAAAGCCGTCATGACGGAAGGCACGCCCGCGACGGGCGGGTACGTCGTCCCGACCGAGTTCAGCTACGAGGTCATCCGGCTGCTCAAAGACGCCTCGCCGGTGATGCAGCTGGCCAACATCCTGCCGATGTCCACATGGAAACGGCAGCTGCCGCGCCAGCTGACCAGCGTGTCTATCGGCTGGGTGACGGAAGGCGGCACGAAGCCGACCACGAACCCGACGTTCGGGCAACTGGAGCAGGTCGCCAAGGTCATGGCGGCGGTCATCAAATGCACCGACGAGCTGTTGCGCGACACCGCAATCAACCTGACGGCGTTCCTGTCCGAGCTTATCAGCGAGGCGATGGCGCTTGAAATAGAGCGCGTGGCTTTGCTGGGTGACACCGGCGCGGGCGACCCGTTCACTGGAATCATAAAAGCGTCGGGCGTGAATGTGGTCAGCATGGGCGGCGCGTCGGTCAGCTTCGACGATATCGCGGAGCTGATATTCTCGCTCAATGCGGCGAACTCGCAGGGCGCGGCAATCGCGCTGAGCCGCACCGGCCTTAAAAAGCTGATGAAGCTCAAAGACAGCCAGAACCAGTACATCTGGCAGCCGCCTACCGGCAATATTCCGGCGACGATATGGAACGTGCCGTATGTGATATGCCCGACGATACCGGCGAATCTGGGCACAGGGACGGACTGCACCGCCGCGATATACGGCAGGTTCAACCGAGGGTTGCTCATCTCGCCGCGCGAGGGCTTGGCGGTGAAGGTGTCGCAGGACGCATACGACGCGGGCGACAACAGCAACGCGTTCATGCAGGACCAGACCTGGCTGCGTTTTACGCAGGCGTTGTCGGTGGATGTAGCGCAGGGCTCGGCGTTCAGCTACCTGCTGTTCAAATAGGAGGCAAGCAAAATGGAAACGAAACTCTACAGGGTGAAAAAGCCGTTCGGCGGCTACGCGGAAGGCGCGGTAATCCAGCTGACCGACGCCGACGCGGAGCGGCACAAGGATTTTCTTGAGCCGCTCAAGAAGGACAAAAAGGCGGACGCGCCTAACGGGAAATAGCTTATGGGAACGCTGCTTCTGGCGGGGCCTGCGGTCGAGCCGGTGACGCTTGAGGAGACGAAAGCGCACCTGCGGGTGGAGTTCGCCGATGACGACGTGCTTATAGCGGGGCTGATAAAGGCCGCGCGCGAGTGCGCCGAGTCGGCGACCAACCGCAAGCTCATCACGCAGCGTTGGCGGGTTTTTGAGGATAAAATCCCGTCCCCGCCGGAGTTTTGTCTTCCTTTCGCGCCCGCGCAGTCGGTTGACTGGGTGCGGCTGTGGGATTCGGCAAACAACGGCATTGTCCTGTCAGCTTCGGCATATTCCGTTGATGTTGTCGGCGAACCAGCGCGGGTTTACTTGAAGGACGCGCCTGCGGCGACGCTCCGGCGGTATAACGCGGTTGAAATCGCGTTCACCTGCGGCTATGGCGCGGCGGCAACCAATGTGCCGGAGCCGATACGGCAGACGGTGAAACTCTTGGCGGCGCACTGGTACGAAAACCGCGTCGCTGTGGGCGAAGCCAGCCAGTTGAAGTTCGAGGAACTGCCGCTGGGCGTGCAGTATCTGCTCGCGCCGTATCGGCTCTGGGGGCGGCAGTTATGAACCCCGGCAAGCTGAACCGGCGGGTTACGCTGCAACGCCAGACCACGGCGCGGGACGAAGTGGGCCAAGCAAAGCCTGTCTGGACGGATGTGGCGACGGTATGGGCGGCGGTGCTGCCTCTGCGGGGTCGGGAGTATTTCGAGTCCGCAAAGGTGAACAGCGAAATCACGATGCGTGTAGTAATCCGCTACCGCGCTGATGTGGAACCAAGCTGGCGCGTTGTGTCCGGCGGGGATGCATACGACATCGTGGAGGTCATAAACCCCGCCGACAGCAGGACGCAGTTGCAGCTTATGTGCAAACGGGTGGTCTGATATGGGCGACATAGTGACGATAAAACTGGAAGGTATACCGGAGCTTGAGCTGGCGTTGAAGAACATACGCGGGCCGGAGCTGCGTAAAGCCACTATGCGAGCCGCCAAGAACGGTGCGGAAGTGATTCGCGCCCAAGCGGCGGCTAACGCGCCGCTTGATGCAGGCACCGACAACCTGTTCCCCGAAGGCCACAAGAAAGCGGGCTCGGCGGCGCACCTCAAGGACAACATCACGCTGACCGTCAGCACTGACCCGCTCAAAGGCGAAGTGCGGGCAAGAGTAGGGCTTCACTGGCGGGTGTGGTATGGCCGCCTCGTCGAGTTCGGCCACGCGCTGGCTGTCCGGTCCCATAAGTCCGGCAAGCGGTGGGTCTACAAGGTAATCGGCAGGGTGGAGGCAAAGCCGTTCATGCGCCCGGCGTTCGACGCGAAGAAGGAAGCGGCG